TTGAGCTGTTGCAGTTGCATTAGCACCTAAGTATACAGTAGAAGTGTACCCTGCACTAGTAGATGTACCTAAAGATATAAAAGGATTTTTAGAGGTAGCAGTACTAGTTGCTCCAGCAAATTCTCCTTTTATAAAGATTCCATCAGAACCTGTTCCTGTTCCTAGACCTATTTGTAGTTTAGAATCGGGATCATTCTCGCTTATACCGATATTACCTCCAGACTTAATTCGAAGTCTTTCCGTTCCTTGAGTTTGTATCGCTAAAAAATTATCGGTATGGCTATATCTTATTTGGTTAGCATATTCGGAAGATGAACCGTCTACTACATCTGAAAATATTATGTATGCGTTTCCTGTAGCAG